ATGTCTTCTATAGTGCCGGTCAACGGCATTGTCTTTAAAAGACTCCGGGCTCGAAAGACACCGAAGTACGTTCCATTTAAAATATACAGAAAATGTATATCGGTGTCAATATTTGATTTTAAAAATTGTCTGGACTGTATACTCTTTGGAGTACAGGTTATGTGTTCTGATGTTGGTAGCATCAGAACCATTTTGCCAATGTTGGCAAAATGTTATAATAACGCAAAAAAAGCCTTGGAAAAATCCAAGACTAATTCGCAACCGCACAGCAGTCATTCGCTAATTAGCTACATTTTAGCATATGAATTAGTCTTGTCAAGTATTCATGTTAAAAATAAAACAAACTTTCAACTTAAAATTGTCTGGGACTTATACTCTTCGGAGTACAGGTTACATCGCCTTGGTGTTGGTAGCTGCAGGGTGGCTTTTAATTTGCGCCGGCGCAATTAAACTAATAATTATTTCCCTCGTTGATATGTAACTTGGTCATTGACAGTAATTTTGAATAAATCGAATCCTGCTTTATATAGTCTAAAATTTTCTTTTATATGTTCATTTAAATAGTTTTTCACACATGCCTTTGTCATATTTCCGAGTAAATCGAAATATATATCAACACATAAAAAACTTGATTTATCCCTATAAAAGAAATCGAATATCTTCTTTTCGTCATCAAAAATAATGAGTGAGGGCGGCAGTGATTTTGGCAGATCAGGGGTAAAACATATTTTATTAATTGGAATTATATATTTACGATCTAATTCTAGTTGCTTAATGATAGTGTTCAATTTTTCTAGTATACGCAAATATTCGGTTTGTGTTTCAAACAAAATAGGATAATAAAGTATATCTTTGCGATAGCGATGTATTGTTTTATCTGGATTTAGAGTATTAGTGTATTCTGTTCGATGCAGCATTTCCTTTTGATTTTTTACAATCGGAATTTCACTACCAATATATGGATTAGGCTCGGCAGTGTTGAAAAGATCTATTGAAACACAAGGCCTTTCAATGTATCCATTATAATTATCCCAATTAATTTTTTCTTTTCGAGAAAATAACTTAGATAGAAAAGACATATAAAATACCTCCCTTATTTAAATTCTATAATATTTTGTCTGATAGTATACCTTACGCCTCTTTCAGTTCTTCCCTTTTTATTGTGTAGCCCAGTTCAATAAGTTCATCGGCACGCTCCAGCCCATAAGATAGCCAGGAGAACATCTAAGAACCGATGAAAGAGATTCTATCTTAAAATTTTCTTCTCATTTCAATGACTTTACCAAGTATCTTAACTGGGGTAGTATCTATTTCTGATTCAGTAAAACGCATAGGCTCATATACAGGATTCTGTGGTATGAGAGCAATCCCTTCTGCATATTTCTGCAATCGTTTGCAAGTTGCATCATGTCCATTGACGAGAGCAATCACAAGATCACCTGATTCGGCATCATCGACACGTTGTACGATAACGGTATCACCATCATACAGAGTAGGTATCATGCTGTCACCCTTAATCAGCAGACCGAAGTAATCACCCTTTGCAGCTAAAGTGGGAGAAATCTCTATTTGACCGATCACTTCCTCAACAGCTTCTTTCCCATATCCAGCAGCCACACGACCGAGTACTGGGATAGTGTAGCCGGATTCTATTGGCACAGTATCTATATTTAATTTCTTATCTTCTATTAAATCAGACTTATTTATATTAAAGTAATCAGCCAAAGCTTGTACTTTTCCCATTCGAGGAATGGCTACTCCTTTGCACCATGTATTAAAGGTTTGAGGAGATACGCCAATTGATTTGGCAATTTCAAGCTGTGTCTTTTCACTTTTTGCGATATAAGAATTAAGGTTTTCTGAAAAAATAGCTTTTTGCTTATCTTTAACCATTTTTATTTCCTCCTTATATATTGATAATACAATTAAATTTTATCACAGTCAACAAAAAAACAAAATAAATTGGATTTTAGTATTGACATCAAATTTAATTTGATATACTATAAGGACAACAAAAGGAAAGGAGCAATAAGTAAGTGAGTAAGTTACAGATAAGTTTAGCTGCCGCTAGAGTAAATGCTGAAATGACGCAAACAGAGGCAGCAAAGGCAATGAGTGTATCAAAAAATACTTTGGTTAATTGGGAAAAGGGAACATCAAAACCCTCTATTACACAAGCGAAAGAATTGGCGGCGATATATAAAATCCCATTAGATTATATTTTTTTTGCTGATTAAATCAAATTAAATTTGATACAACGAAATAAAAAGGAAAAGATCATGTGGAAAATATTTTTTACTTACAGAGACAAGAGTAAATGCACTGTAAAAGGAAAAGGAATCATCACACCTGAGCTGGCAGTGAAATGCTTTTACCGGTATGGACTCCATGCTGCAGAGAGCATATATCAGCAGTACCCCAAGAAAGACCATGAGCCGGTACCCTTGGAAGAGAAGATGCGAGAGTTTGGTGTAGATGCAACAGAAATGAAGACTGTAGTACTGCATGCAAAAGCGCTGTCGGACAGGATGCAGGGGGAAGGGGAGTGAGACTGTGAAGAAATTAAAGACAATTAATACACAGAATGCATAGGAAAGAAGAGAGAGAAATGCTAAACATAATTCAAAATGATTTTGAAACTGCAAACACAACATATTTGGATGAGGATAAAGTCAATCTGATTGTAGAAAGTGTAATTGAAACCATAAAAAAAGGACTCCCAGAGGAAGCCCAAACAGTAGAAGCACTTGAGTTTATAACAGATCGGATCAAAGAGAGAGTAAAAGAAAAACGAGTCGAGTTATAACTGCTTTTCAATTAAATCCTGTAGAGAGTATGAGATACTGCGAAGTTCATCACCAACAGTAGCTGCCCTTACATGTATTAAATCAGCATCTGCTTTTGGATTTATAGGATATGTATCATGGTATTCCTTTCCATTTCCAATATAAGTTATATCGAAATAAAATATTTCTTTCTGTGAACAGAATTCCCTTGCCTTAACATTGCATATAAATGATTGGCCGGGAGCAATATATGTTTCTGCAAAATTGGAAAATGGAATGTGGTCGCTTCGAAAAGAGAATGGAGCGATATCAGGAGAACATTTTATTGAAGATATAGTTGCTCCGGATTGACCAAAATTCTTTACGACTAAGTAATAGTGTGGCGATTGGAAATTTGTGGTTTTAGCGTATATGGCTACATAGGGACGTGATGTTTCATCAATCGTTTTAGAGTTTTGTTTGAGTGTTAATACAGAAATGATTATAGCAATAATGCTTGTAATGAGAGATGCCAGTATACCAATTAATTGAATGACATCAGAAGGTGTTAAAGACATAAAAATACCTCACTTATATATTTACTCGGACGCTGCAACGTCCTGTAAGGAGAGTATACGACTGGAAAGCAGAAAAAGGCAAGATTTAATACACAGAATACAGAGGGAGGAAAGAATGTGACAAAGGAAGAAGCACTCAGCCTTGAGAAAATCCTCACCAAGATAGATAGAGCAGGAGAGGCAGACTACAGGAAGAATGAAGAATATAACAGATTCTGCATGAACACAAGAGGAGACTGGAACGAGGAACAGTATCAAACACTTAGGAGAGAGAAAACCCTCACAGAAGCAGCGTACCTTGCGAGTCTTGTCGAGCTCAAGGCAGAAGTAAAGAACATGCTGGCTCAATAGAAAATACAACCGGCAAGCCCGGGGATGAAAGCAGAAAAAGGCAAGCGAACATGCAGTATAAGCATAGTATTTACCGGAGGTGATAACCATAGCACTCAAATATAGGATATTCGTTCATACTCTGGAAGATGATCAGATATATCGTTTTGACGATCTAACACAGGAACAGAAGAAAAAATTAGAACAAAAACTAATAGAACAAGTAGAAAATGTGCCATTGAGACTTGCGGAGGAGGCATAGACTGCATCTGCAGTCTCAGTGGACAAGCTTAAAAATGACAAATTAAATAATATACTTCTGGGTTTGATGGAGCACCGAAACATGCTATTTAACTCCTATAAATTAAACTATAACTTCCATCTATGTATACGTAAGCCTATTTTGTACATACAAATCGGTGCTCCGTCAAGCCCGGAAACGAACAGAAAGGACAGGACATGAAAAAAGGTGAAATATTAATAACAACAGGCATCAGCTTCTTTCTTCTGTGTAGCATGGGCATAGACAGCCCGGCACCACAGGGACAGATGCTTGTTATTGGAGGGATGCTCATATCAGTGTGTATGACGCTTTTGGGAATATGGTTTGAATGGATCGAAAAAGGACAGCGCGAGAGCATCCAAAGGACAATGGAAATAAGGAGGGCGGGCAAGATTGCTGCAGAGGATACAAAAAGTACGCTCCCAGTTAGAAAGACAGAGCGCGGCCGCATACATAACAGAGACAGCGACAAAGAGAAAGCGCAGGAGAGAAGAGTCATTTGATGCCGTTTTGCAGGCAGAAATAGCAAAGCTCAAGGCCTCGAAGAGAGGCCTGTAAAAAACAATCTAAAGTATTAATTTTAGGACAGGCTATGGCATATACACAGTACACATTCGACCTTGGAGAGTATACAGCCTATGAGATAAAGTTCGTAGGACGTAATGGAGCTAAGGGAGAGAAGAGAGCAAAGAGACAGAAAGCTACCCCTGAGCAGATGTCCAGACAGAATCAATGGAATAAAGAGAAGAACCTTAGATACGTCATACTGGCCAACTTTCATACAGGCGATGCATGGACCACACTCAAGTACCCGAGAGGTACGAGACCGGATGCAGATCGCATGAGAGCTGACTGGAAAAAGTTCAGACGTCTAATGACCGCATACTACAAGAAGCATGGCATCCCATTCAAGTGGGTAAAGAGAATGGAGATAGGAAAGCGTGGAGGACCGCATATACATCTCCTGGTAAACCATATAGACAACATAGACCTTGTGATCAAGGAGATGTGGCAGAAAACAATAGCGGATTTGTGGATAAAAGGACGCAACTATGTGAATATAGCTCCGTTTGATATGGATGGAGCAGAGGACGTGGCCAAGTATCTTGCTGCAGAGCCGGAAAAAAAAGGCATTGAGGGGCAGTACAACCTGTTCGGTGAAGAGGAACAGAAAGCGTTCACCCGGGTGGATACCAGCAGGAACCTCATCAGACCGCAGCCGGAAAAGAAGAAATACAGCCACTGGACGGTGGCACGTTTCTTCCGCGACGGCATCAAGCCGAGAAAGGGCTTCTATGTGGTGCCTGATTCCATAAAATGCGGGGTAAATAAAATAACAGGCTATTCGTATATTTATTACATGGAAAAACGGCTGAAAGAGGGTGACAGGAGTCCGGGAGACCGCACAGGCGGCTTAACGGATGCCGTTTTCATATAGATGAATAAATATACATACAAAAATCTAAAAAATGCTCTTTTCAAAAAACGCTGTAGCCCACATAGGCGGCTTATAGAGGAGCAATTCAATGAGGACTGTAAAAATATACATTTACACATCAATCAAGACGATAAAAAGAAACTGTGGTGCAGCAGGATATGTTTTATCGTATACAACCAAGAACAATGCCGAAGCCACGCTAAGCAAAATAGAGTATCTCAGAAGCATGACTAATCATGAATCAGAGCTTGAGATTCTCAAAAGAGCCCTGTCAAGACTGAACACCAAGGAACTGCTGATAGAGATATATGCTGATTCGCTGTATCTGGAATCTGCAATATACGAGTGGATTCCAAGGTGGGAGCTTGCCGATTGGGTGACCGTAAAGGGAGAGCCTGTAAAGTACGCAGAGAAATGGCAGGAGATTCTAGAAATGCTGAAAGGCAACGATTATTGCATAAAAAGACAATACCACGAGTACAGCAACTGGCTTAAAGACCAGTGCGATAAGAAAGGACCGGAATAAAATGGAAAATGAAGAACTGACTATGTTACCGGTGTCGGCAATATATCCGCACCCGGACAACCCGCGAAAGGACGTGGGAGATGTAACTGAACTGGCTGACTCCATCAAAAAGAGAGGCATACTGCAGAACCTTACAGTAATGCCGGGACACTGGCTCACAATGGATGAAATGGCAGCAGTCGTGGAAGCGTACACCGAAGACCCGACCGATGAGCTCAAGGAGCTGATCGAGACGAAGTGGAGCGACGAAGGCTACACCACACTGATAGGACACCGCAGAACAGCAGCGGCAAAGCTTGCCGGTATCAGTGAAGCACCGTGCCGTATAGTATACGGACTCACCAAGAATGAACAGATATCCATGATGCTCGAAGAAAACATGCAGAGAAATGACCTCACGATATATGAACAGGCCGAGAGCTTCCAGCTCATGCTTGACCTGGGCGAGACGGTTGAAACACTTTCTGACAAGACAGGATTCTCAAAGAGCACCATATACCGCCGTCTGAATATCGCAAAGCTAGATCAGAAAGTGCTTAAGGAGAAAGATGAATCATTTCAGCTCACATTGAAGGATATGTATGAGCTGGAGAGAGTGGAGGACGTGGAGGAAAGAAACATGATTCTTTCACAGGCATCAAGTAGCGAAAACCTCAAGTACCGTATCGAACAGAATATTCGAGACAAGCAGAGAGAGAAGAAAGGAGAGGAATTGGTAGCCCTGCTCAAAGAAAAGGGAGTGCAGCAGTCTGAACTTGATATAAGAGGATATACACCGAGATATGAGAAGGTAAGCAACATAAATCTGTGGAAGACAGAGGATGCGGTACTCCCGGAGCTTCCTGAGGACACATCAGACCTTGTATTTTATCACTTCCCGGGCAGCAGTATAACAATCAAGAGAAAAATAGAAGCGCCGGAGGAGGACGATTCGAGCAATTCAAGCAATAAGAAAAGCTCTGAGCTTGCATCAAGGATTAGAGAAAACACATCAAGACTCAACAGCATAGAAAAGAGCTTTGATGAACACTTCGGAGAGTTTGTAGATATGACAGTGCATGGCAAAATCCCAGTAAAAGATGATTTACAGGTCATAAATTCGCTCATAGTGATAGGAATGCAGATGGGATTCAGTAGTTTCTCATTCAGAAACCTGTGTAATCGCATAGATGAGCATTATCAGGACTATGTTGGCGAGGAAAAGAAAAATGTTGAATGCATGGCACAAAACCTTCCTGTAACTGTTTATATCTTGTGTGCCCTGAACAACAACCTGACATACGGTAGAAGTATATACAACTCATGGAATAATGAGCTTAATACAGAGTATGCCCTGCTGGTCTACAAGCTGGTCATGGAGACAAAACATATGGGATTTGTGCCGGATGATGATGAATTTAAGCTGATCAAGGGCACACATCCACTGTTTGATGAGATAAAAGAACTGGAAGAACAGCGTAAAGCGCTGTAGGAGGAACTATGAAGACAATCATAGATTTGTTTTACGAAACCTATTCACCACGCCAAAAGTTTTATGGGCTCACAATGTCACTGAAAGAGACCGGAAGAGAACACACCATCAGAATCCGAAAAAGAGACAAGGAAGTAATAAAAGTGACCGAAGAGGACAGAACCCAGTGCTATCACAATGCCACAAAGGAGCTTATAAGGTGCTTCCCGATAGAACAGAAGACAGAAAGGGTGGGATAAATGGCAAAGTACACAAAATACCTTGAATTTTCCACAAAAGAACGTGTGGCAATCAAGGAAAGAGACAATTATCAGTGCATATTCTGCCAGATAGGCTATAAGATGCCACCGGCAGCAGTCCTTGAGATGGACATAACAGATATCATGCACTACATACCACGCTCATCCATGGGGCTCGGCATCAGGCAGAACGGAGCAGTCGGATGCCGGTACCACCATCACCTGATGGACAACGGCAGCAGTGGAGACCGCAAAGAGATGCTTGAGATGTTTAAGAGCTATCTGGATGAGTTTTATCCTGATTTCGCGGATCGTGACAGAAAATATGACAAATGGAGGTTCCTAAAAGGTGAGTAAAGTAAATATATTTTCACAGGACCTTAACCGGATGAGCAGAGAGCCAATAGGAGGCTTGTCGCTTAAACAGATAAGGCAGCAGGTTATAGACTATCTACAGGACAAGAGAAGCGTCCGCGTAGACTATCGCAAAATGCGAGCTGACCAGCGTGGGCGCGAGGACGATGAGCCCACAGGCCAAGAGACGCTCGAAATAGTTGAGGTAATGAAATACTTCACAGTAGTTAAAAGACACGGATTTAATACATGTATCCTGCATCAGGACATGTTTTACATCGCAGGAATAGGAGAGTCAGAATGTTCATAGATTGCAGTAAGTTTGAAAAGGTTTTAAAAGCAGATTATAAATCGTGGGGCGTCAAGTTCGGTCTCACGGAAAGGATGATGTATATTCTCCAGGGCACAGGCTGGATAATAGAGGCGAATGCTTCATACATCAACAAGGAGTTCCTCGGTACCGCAATAAAGGCATTAGGACCGGCACCAAAGCCGGGGGAGTTTATCAAATATCAAAAGGGCAGCAGTCCACAGAATGAGATGGAGCTTGAACCAATGCTTTGGGATATGGCAGAAGAGTCAGATCCAGCTTATATATCACTTATCAAGATTATACAGAATGATAATGTGTATTCAGTCACAAAGACACCAAAAGGAGCCCGCCTGATAAATGATAAGCGTCTTGCAATGATAGCGCCATGCAAGTGTACAGAGGACGAGATACCACCGTGCTCACCTGTGATACACGATGACTGGCTGCTAACATACAACGACGATATGGCCATAGGAATATGCTTCACAGATCCGGACTATAAACCGGAGCTTGGAGTTCTAAGACTTCTCTCCGAAGTAGATTTTTTCTGGCAGGAGTCAGAAGCCTACAGACTTGGTTGAAACACCAGCGGTAACGCGAAAGAAACCGGGCATGCGAATTAATTTATATCACGAAAACTGATTTGTAAGCCATTTATACACAAGGGAGCTCTTACCCAGCTCCCTTTACCTCAGGAGAATGACACGACAAAAGGAAGAAACTGAAAATGATAAATGGAGAATTGATAGTTGATAACTTCGCAGGTGGTGGAGGAGCTTCCACGGGAATAGAACTAGCAACAGGATATAGCGTCGATATAGCTATCAACCACGATCCAGAAGCTATCAAGATGCACAAGGCAAATCACCCGAATGCAATGCATTATTGCGAAAATGTGTGGGCGGTTGACCCAGTTAAGGCTTGTAAGGGACATCCAGTTGGACTTGCCTGGTTTTCCCCAGACTGCAAACATTTTAGTAAGGCAAAAGGCGGTAAGCCAAAAGACAAGAACATTCGAACCAAGAGTTAAAGAGTTTGGAGGTGGAAAGAATGAAGAAAGAAGTTGACGGAGTAGTAGTAGAGGCGAAAAGTATTCTAACTGCGTTGAAAATCATTAAGACAGTGTGCGAGGATAACCACCACTGTGAAAACTGTCCGCTAGGTGATAATATGGGCAACTGTAAAGTAACAGAGGTAGCTCCAAGAGACTTGACAATAGGTGAATCTGATAGAGTATGGAGGGCATTAAGTTGACAGAACAGGAGAGAGCATGGACGGACTGATTATCAAAAAGAAATGGTTAGACCTTATTGTTAGCGGTAAAAAGACCATTGAAATAAGGGGTAGCAATACCAAAAAGCAAAACGAAACAATCTATTTGCTAGAAAGTGGAACACATAGAGTAGTTGCAACTGCTGCCATTAGTGATACATATCCTATTTCATGCTCGGATTGGTCGGAAGAAAGAGACAGACATTGTGTTGATATTTCTTATGCGGACCTCAAGAAAAGATGTAAAACCCCTTATGCATGGGTATTATCCAAAATCGAACCTATTGAGGATATATGGTATTACGAACACCCACAAGGTGCGGTGATATGGGTTAAGGATGTGCAACCGATTGATGAAATGAAGGACGAAAGAATCAGATATGGATATTAGCAGAATAGGAGAATAATATGTCAGGAATAGATTTAATAGTATATGGGATGCTCTTAACGTTCACCCTGATCGGAACAACAGAGTTTGTAATAGGGCTGCTATTGATTAGGGAATACGATAAGCTTCAGGAAGAAAAGGATAAGTAGCATGGCATGGTACGCGCTTTACAGATGGTACAAGAACTGGAGTAGAAGAAAATACCCCAATATGATTGATTGGTATTCAGAAAAACTGAATCCAATAACATGGAGAAAAAAAGAAATTTACATTGATGAAAACGGGAAAAGGAGAATAAGAGATTGCAAGTGAAAGTGAGGAATAGAATGAGAATATTTAAAAACGTAGACGAAAAATTAAAAGAGATTGGATTCAACAAAATCTGTGAAGATAAGTATGGTGCTCAATATGAACGCTACAATACAAAGTACAATTATTGGCAGCGCGTTGACATTTGGCATAAAGCTTCAGGCCGTCATATTTTACAGTCGTATGACAGAGACTTGATGGACGAAAAGAAGATTGGAAACACTTGTGTTGGGCTTACAGGATATGAGATGAGTCTTTTCGTGAAGAAAATGAAAAAACTAGGACTTTACAGCAGTACAAAACAAAAGAGGACGAAACACAATGAGCAGAAATGAATGCTTAAACTGTAAATATTACGACAAATGCGGTAGACCAAGCAGACCGGTAAAGTGTATGGGCTACGAGAAAGGAGATAACAGGAATGAAACACTACGAGAAACCAGAAGACATGTCTCTTCCGCAGATTCTTGAAGATATCCACGACAGGATATGCGATGAATATTGCAAATGGCCATCGCAGTATCCGCTGGAAACGGATGACGAGGCATATAACAGAATGGGAGAAGAACATTGTGATATGTGCCCGGTTCGAAGATTAATTTAGGAGGCAGCAGTTGAACAGCAGGACTTACAGCGGAGTAAAACCAATAGAACCCATAAGATGTGCATATGAACCTGATAAGGCCTGCACACCGGCATGTAAATACTACAAGACATGTATACACAGCGTACATAAGAAGTAGCAAAAAGCAGGACAAAATGATATAATGACGATAGATAGAGCCAAGAGCCATATACTAACCGAGAAATCGGCTGGTGTATGGCTCTTTTTCTATACGGAGGGAAATGATGTATAGAGAAACGAGAAACTACGAGAATATACAGATAATGCGATTTCCGGGAGAGGGAAAATATGATATTCCGGCAATAGGGCAAGCACAATTCGAACAGGCTGATTTCATTGGATTTAATTATGCCAAGAGTGAGAAGCATCCGCAGAATAAAGCAGTACACTTCTTCCTGGACGATTATCAATTTAACCGGGTGTGGACATATCCGGACAGATACATAGAAATGCTCAGACGGTTCAGATACGTGCTGTCACCTGATTTCAGCCTGTACACAGATTTCCCAATGGCAATGCAGATATATAACCATTATCGTAAGCATTGGATTGCACGTTACTGGCAGGAGAGCGGAATAAAGGTAATTCCGACAATATGCTGGAGCGGCAGTGAGTCGTTTGAGTGGTGCTTTGATGGAGAACCTACACAGAGTGTTGTAGCGATAAGCTCACTGGGAACACAAAACAGCAAAGAGAGAAAGAAAATATTCTTGGAGGGATACGAGGAAATGATAAAAAGACTGGATCCGGCGCAGATCATATTCTATGGCCGGGTACCGGAGGAATGTAAAGGCAATATAGTACACATAGAGAGCTTCAGTGAGAAGTTCCATAAAGCGGAGGTAGCACAATGGTAATGAATTTGCAGTATTTTGGAGGACGTGGCAGCAGTGGCGGTTTAGGTGGGACAGTTGCGATAACGAGGATGAAAGAACCGGACGAACACGGCAGGGCGACCAGAGAGAGTTTTTACATGACAGGTAAAAGAAATGTACTGATGAACTGGGATGAAGATGGAAATTATCATAAAAAACCTATAAAAACACAAGACGATGTGAGATTGAGCTTTAAGACAAGAGATGAAGCGGTCAAATATGCCAAGAAAAACGGGTATAAGTACATAAATCTCTAGGAAGGAGAGCATATGGATATAAACCTACAATATTTTGGCGGCAGAGGCGGCAGCAGTGGCATCGGTGGAGGATGGTCAAATACAGCACCTGGCGAAAAACAAGCCCGCTTTATGTACAATGGCGCCAAACGAAAGACTGGGGGAGAAGATGGATATATCAAAAACTCAAAGATGGAAAGCAAGTTGCATGACATTGACTCCGGAAAGCTAACCGGTGAACAATTTGCCAAGCAATTCACCACGAGAGAAGAACTTGACAAGGCAGGCAACTATCTCATGGATAAGAGCACTACCCTTAATTATAAAATACGTTCACTGAAAAACGCAGATGAGCTGAGAAAGAATCCGAAGCTATTCAACGAAGCCAAGGCAACCAGGGAAGCAAGAAATGCACTTAACGAGCGTCGCAAAGAGGTGGCACCAGTAAAGGCGGAGAAAACTGTCAGGAAAGCAGATGATGAATACACATCGTCAAGGACATCAACATACGACAGGTGGTACAAGAAAAATCGTGATAATTTTGCATCATGGTATTTTGGAAGCAGTGGAAAACCAAAGTGATATAGACATACAGAAAGCGAGGTGAAGACGTGGAAAAATATGAGCAGGCAGAGCTGGATTACATAGCCGGAATGAAGTACAAAGAGATAGCAGAAAAGTACGAGACAAGCGTCAACACCGTTAAGAGCTGGAAGCAGAGGTATAACTGGGTAAGGGAAAAGCGTAATAGTAGAGATGCAAAAAAAGAGTGTGCACACAAAAATAAAAAAGTGTGCACACAAAAAATCAAAGGTGCAGCAGTCTCTGATGAAACAGAAAAAGAACAGGTGTTCGATAATACCGAAAATCCGGCATTAGATGAAAGAAAAAAATTATTTTGTCTCTTTTACAGCCAGACATTCAATGCCACACAGAGCTATCAGAAGGCATATGGATGTTCACTGAATACAGCAAGAGCACATGGATATGAATTGTTGAGAAATGTGGAGGTAAAAAGTGAAATAGAGCACCTGACAGAGTTAAAGAGGCAGCAGTTGCTGGCAAAAGAGTCAGATTTTGTGGAGCTGCAGATGAGGATAGCGTTCGCGGATGCAGGAGATTATTACGAAATAAAGGGGGATAAAATCGTCTGGAAAGATTCAAATCAGACAGATACCCAGCTCGTGAGAGAGGCAAAAACAGTAAAAGGAGATATCAGCCTGAGCCTGTATGATAAGCAGAAAGCAATAGACTGGCTGACGAAGTACTTTCTCATGCATCCGGATGATAAATACAAAGCTGAGTTTGACAAGAAGCGGGCAAATGTAAAGGATGATTCTGCCGAGCAGATACTGGCCAATATGCAGATAATAACGGATGTATTGAAAAATCCGGTACCGAACAGGAAGATAGAGGACTTGGAGGGGGATGAGGAGAGTGAACAGACCGGCACCACTGAGTGAAAGACAATATGAATATATGCAGAGGTGCATAAATAGCTGGTTTAACGTAGCAGAAGGTGGAAAAAGAGGCGGAAAAAACGTATTACAGACCCTGATATTCTGCAGTCTGCTGGAAACCCACAAGAATAAAATTCATCTAGTGGCAGGAGTATCAAGCGCCACGGCCAAACTGAATATACTGGACTGTGATGGCTATGGACTGCTCAATTACTTCGAAGGCAGATGTAGAGAGGGCAAATACAAGGACAGGGACTGTGTATATGTCCAGACAAAGACCGGAGAGAAGATAGTGCTCGTGTCCGGAGGAGGAAAAGACGGAGATGAGAAGCTTATAAAGGGTAATACATATGGAATGGCATATGTCACAGAGGCAAATGAGTGTCATAGGAAATTTCTGAAAGAGGTATTTGACCGAACACTCTCCAGCACGGACCGTAAGATATTCCATGATCTGAACCCAAAAGAAGAGGAACACTGGTATTATACCGAAATACTGAAATTCCATGAGGAGCAGCAGGCGAATGATGAAAATTACGGATATAACTATGGACATTTCACCCTGGTAGATAATATGAGCATGTCTGATGAGAAAATCAGGACGGTCCTTAAAACATACCAAAAAGGCACTGTGTGGTACAAACGGGATATAAAAGGCGAGAGAGCTGTAGCAGAGGGCATTATATTCCGTAAATTTAAAGAGAACAATATCCCATATCTGTGTGATGACTCAATACTGAAATATAACAAGGACGGAGAGCTGTTCCCAAGGCCGAGTAAGGTCATAATAGGCATGGACTTCGGAGGTAATGGATCCATGACCACAATGGTGTGTTCACTGTATTTCAGAGGGTATCACTTTATTTATCCTGTGGAAGAGGACTATCTGGAGCTGTCCCCGGATATAGATGCCAATAACATCTGTGACAAGTATATAGAGTTTTATCGCAGATGTGCAGCAAAGTATGAGCGTATAGACTGGACATTTCCGGACTCTGCCAGCACGACAATGATAAATTCGCTGCGAAGCGCAGCAAAAAAAGAGGGACTTCCGTATGACCATATAGCAGGATGCCGTAAAAATGAGATATCAGAGAGACCGAGGACTGTAGATTTATTGCTTAATACAGGCAGAATGAAAGTGCATAAGAGGTGTGTGAACCTAAGAAAGGCAATAGGCACACTCAAGTGGGATGAGAAACAACCCAACATACCGGAGGACAAGAATATAGGCAACTGTAATGACTGGTGGGATGCGCTGTGTTACACAATGCTTGATTTTATAGAGTATATAGACTTAGACAGATAAGGAGGAAACAGATGGAAAGCTGTGTTGAGGCAAAGATAAAGAAAATGGGATACAGGGTAAATACAAAGCCATACGGCTATATCAATGTGGCGAATATGTGGTATGGGAATGAGATGATAGACGATTTCCATAAAAGGACCACCATACAGGGCGAGCAGTACGAGATAGAACGTATGGGCTTTGCCAAGAGAGGATGCGCAGATGATGCCAACCTGTGTGAAATCATAAATATAAACATGGGCACGAAAGAGCAGACGGCAGCAGTCAACAAGATACTGGGTGATAACAGATTTAACGTTATGTACCGTAAACAGCTTGAGCATATGAGTGCGACAGGAACAGTAGCAGCATACATACGCTTGGAAGATGCCATATATCTTGATAATGGCAAGGCAACAGGCGGAAAAATCCGCATAACATACTGTTATGCAGAGAACTATACACCTTTGTTGGTGAAAAATGATGATGTAATAGAGGCATGTTTCTCAGCGAATGACTATCAGGGAGATAAAAAGAGGACAACAATGGTCATGTTCACCAGAGGAGAGGACGGAAATTACCGTGCAGATACATTTGTATTCGATGAGAACGGAAAAGAGCTGTCATCTTACTGGATAATACTGGGAGACGTAAAGCCGTTTGCAGTAATGAGAGTGGCAGAGGTCAATAATATCCGGTACATGGATGGATTTGGCTATCCAAAGGTGTACGGAGCAATACCGACACTAAAGAAAATAGATCTCTGCAATATGATTCTGACCACTGACCTTGAAAAGGGTGAAAAACTCGTACTCACGAATGAGGCAATTGTAGGAATAGACCCTGAGACAGGCAAGCCGAGAGAAAAGAACTCTCTTTTGAAGAAATTATTTGTATTCCTGGGCGAAAAGCTCCCGGAGGCAAAGAGCATAATACAGGAGTATAATCCGCAGATAAGAGTTGATGAGATTACAAAGTCATTTGAACTGTGCCTGAGCCTCTTTTCCATGACATTTGGTTTTGGCTCCAAAAAGTACACCTTCGAGAACGGACAGATTAAGACAGCAACGGAGTATATCGGAGAGCGTCAGGATGCCATGCAGGAGCTGAATAAGCAGCGCAAAGAGGCAGTAGACTATATCACCGGCATAATAAGGGCTGTATTGTGGTTTTCCAATACGTTTCTTGAGACATCATACGACATAGATAAAGAGGTCTGCATAGATTTTGATGATTCATATGTCGAGGATAAGACCACACAGATGAGCAACATGAGAGCTGATGCAATGTCGTTTTCCGATATACCTGAGTTTATGATCAGATACCTTATGATGAGCCTGAATATTGAAAGAGACGAGGCAGAGAAGATATTGGACAGCGCACAGGAGGAGCCGGATCCGGAAGAGGAGGACTAGGAGGTACTAAATGCTGACAGAGAACCAGTTGGAGATGCTTGGAGACAAAGGTGCTGCACTCATACAGGCATCTGAGCAGGATATAATAGCAGATATTGCCAGGCGAATCAAGAAGACAGGGCGATTCACAGAGACAGCAGAGCTTCAGGTCATGGCTTTAAGACGCGCCGGATACGATACACAGAAAATCCGTGTTGAAGTCATGAGAATACTCAATGCAGACCCGGAATACAAAAAGATGGTGGCAAATGAGACAAAGCAGTATAAAAGGGATGTCATGATAGCTATCAGGCAGATGGAGAGGGAAGCGGAAGAGGCAGGAGACCGGATAATAGCCGAAGCCGGAGATATGTCTTTTAATAGTGACCTGTATGCGTGGCATCAGGCAGGGCAGACACTCACAAAGGACTCAAGCATAGTAAAGCTCATAGAGGAGATGAGCATAGACACACAGGGTACGTTAAAGAACCTCACAAGGACAATGGGATTCAAAGGACCTCATGACTTTACCAGTCTTGAGAATGCATATATACGTACACTGGATAAAGCTCTGATGAATATGGTATCAGGTGGAATGAGCTATGATGCAGCAGTAGAACAGGCAGTTCGGGAGATGGCAAAGAGCGGTTTGAGAAGTGTAGACTATGCCAGCGGACGCACTTATCAGCTTGATACTGCAGTAAGAATGTGTGTAAGAACATCAGCCCACCAGCTTTCGGCCAGAATAAGCAACAGAAACTGTGATATTATGAACACAGACCTCGTGGAAGTGTCAAAACACTGGGGAGCACGCCCATCACATGCCGTCTGGCAGGGCAAGATATACTCACGCTCCGGAAAGAATAAGAAATATCCACCATTCTCAGAGTGCCACTACGGAGAAGCAGACGGATTGTGCGGAGTAAACTGCCGTCATATATTCTATCCGTTTTTCGAGGGCATCAGCGAACCGAACACATGGCCGGATGAACCGGAACCGAAAGAATATAACGGCAAAATGTACGATTATTACTCAGCCACACAGAAACAGAGAGCTATGGAGAGAAGGATAAGAGCCACCAAGAGAGAAGTTGAAGCCATGAGGTCCATAGGCGGAGAGACAGGAGACCTGCAGTCACAGATAAAGAAGCAGGTGAAGGAATATCACAAGTTTTCACACAAGATGGGAATAAGCCCGAAAGATAACAGGCTGAGAGTGGTAAAGGGCAGTAGTGATCTTAACAGGACGGAGACAATAAAAGCACATAATGCTACAAAAACAGATACAACAGCTATTAAAAATAAGCTTGAAAATACTGCAAATGATGGTACAATGAAATTGAACCTGCAGTATTTTGCAGAGAAAGATATAGTAAATCAAAGCTCAAATTCTCTTAAAAGAGCGATTAGAAAGTATCAGACCGGTATAGCTGAACATGAAGATAAAATATCAAATCCACAAGCATATGTTTCGGACTGGGATAATAAAGACGAGAGAGAACAAAAAGGGCTGATTAAACACTGGAATAAAGAAATCAGAAATTTTAATCAATCTATAAATGATAGAATTAAAGAATTGAAAGACAGGGGGGATTATGATGAGTGATGAATTTAAATACATAGTTTCAAGAGTGCTGGATAATGCAAACGATGCAATATCAGAGGCAAAAGAAAATCCCGAAGATGATTTTTACAAAGGCAGGAAAATGGCTTATTATGAGGTATTAGACACCATTAAGAATGAGCTTAAAGCAAGAGATGCTGACTTAAAAGAGTTTGGTCTTGATATTGATTTGGAAAATGTAATTCTGTAATAGATATTATTAAGTAAGTGTGGAATGATGATAAATTTTGATTAACAAAGCTGCCAAAGGAGTAAAATAAAATACTCCGGGCATATAAAGTTGTTTGAATATTCAGGACAATGTGATATACTCAGACTAAGGGGTGAGCAAATGTCCACAGAAGAATATTGGTACAGGTGTCCTAAATGTGGATATCCGAAGATGATAAAGTATCGAAATGATACAAGGCTGAGGAATTTCCCGGGATACTGCAAGAGATGTAAAAAAGAATCAATTATCACAATAGAGCCAAGAGCCAAATAATTAGATCCAAGTGATTTAGTTATTTGGCTCTTTTTATATTTTAGCGGAAAGGTGCATCCTGAGGGCATGCCGGTACTTTTTTCAATTCTTTTTTTCAGCCGGCAGCAGTGCAATCCTGCTCTTTCCGATTCCCTACCGCAGAAAATGCGGTTAATAAATTATTTTAGGAGGATACCATGGAGAACATTTTTAAGATCATGAAAGACTTTGGCATAGAGATGCCGGAGGATAAGAAAGAGGACTTTGAGAAGTCTGTTCTTGAGAACTACAAGACAGTCGCAGACTACAACAAGCAGGTTGAAAATCTTAACAAGGCAAATGATACCATTAAGAGCAATGATACAGCCATGAAAGAACTCCAGGATAAACTGGATGCATTCAAGGATGTTGATGTTACAGAACTGAAGAACACCATTGCAGACCTTGAGAAAGACAAAACGCGCATTGAGGATGAGTACAAGGACAAGATGGCAAAGAGGGATTTTGACGATCTCATAAAAGATGCCATCACAGGCGCACATGGTAAGAATGCAAAGGCAATTACTGCATTACTGGATGTTGATACGCTTATGCAGTCAAAGAACCAGAAAGAGGACATTGCCGCAGCTATTAAGAAGCTCACAGAGGCAGAGGACAGCAAGATGCTGTTTGGAGAGCCTGAACCACAGGCTAAGGGAGGCGGAAATCCGATTGGAGATATTGGAGATGGCAGTCACCCGAATACCACAGATAGTATCTCAAGTGCCCTCAAAGAATATTACAAAAAGTAAAGGAGAAAGAATATGGCACTTACACTTGCAGAGGCAAAAGTCGGTTATGCCGATAAAATCGACCAGCAGGTAATTGACGAGTTCAGAAGAGACTCGGTATTACTTGATAAGCTTACATTTGACGATACCATTTCGCCAACAGGCGGAAGTAATCTGGTATATGGATACCAGAGACTTGAGACACCATCAACAGCCGGTATCCGTCAGATTAACCAGGAATACACACCAAATGAGGCAAAGAGAACCAAGCAGACAGCAAGCCCTGTTATTCTCGGCGGTTCATTTGAGATCGACCGTGTAATCGCTCAGACATCAGGAGCGATTAACGAGCTTGATTTCCAGATCAAACAGAAAACACTCGCAGGAGCGAACTATTTCCACAATCTGGTAATTAACGGAACATCTGCAGCGACAGGAACAGGATATATTGTTAATACCTTCGACGGATTAAAGAAAATTCTTTCCGGAAAGTCAACAGAGGTTTCAACAGATGTAGATGTTTCAACAACATCGGCACTGGACAGCAATTATAACGCATTGCTTGATGAGCTTGATACTTTTATCGCATTACTCGCTGCAAAGCCTGATATCCTTATGATGAACACAAAGATGCTCACAAAGATCAGAGCAGCAGCACGAAGAGCCGGATACTACGACAGAACGAAGAATGATTTCGGTAACTATGTAGAGACATATAACGGAATCGCTCTTTTAGATGCCGGACAGTACTATGACGGCACAAAGACAGTAGATGTTGTAGATACAACTACTCCAACAGAGTCAGCATATGGAACAACAAGCATCTATGCCGCAAAGCTTGGCCTTGACGCTTTCCATGGTATTTCAGTGGATGGTTCAAAGATGCTTAAGACATATCTTCCTGATCTTTCAGCTCCTGGAGCAGTAAAGAAGGGCGAGGTAGAGCTTATTGCCGGAGCTGTCCTCAAAAACAGCAAGATGGCCGGTAAGTTATCAGGCATCAAGATTCTCGACAAGAAAGCAGCGTAAAAAGAAGGGAGCTATAATATGTCAATTATCAATTGGGAGTATTACAGCTCCCATTTTCCTACAGTGGTACCGCAGAGACAGTTTGAAGCTGTCGAGGCACAGGCAGAAGCAGAATACAACAGGATTGCAAAGCCGTATATGCAGATTCCAAAGGAGCGGGCACAGGACACAGTATTTAAGCTGTGTAACTTCCTTTGGACAAATCAGTCTGCAGCAGCAGGCAGAGCAGTCACATCCGTGAATAATAACGGATATTCTGAATCATATGCCATCACAAACCCCGAACAGGTGCAGCAGTCCATAGACGAAATCATTTACAAGGGCATAGGAACCAGATTGGCAGGTGCATTTTAGTGAATGACAAGACCATAACAGTTTACAACGCACATAAGGGCAGTGACGGAAAAGATATCTGGAAGAGAACAGTCATATATGGAGTAGAGTACCATTACTCTTCTGACAGGACGGTAAGCCAGAGCGGGGCAGTTATTTACACACCGATTCTGACGGTCATTGTGCCGGATACAGCCGATTTCGGAACAAAGGCATATGTTGATGCAGTGGAATACTCAAAGCTCTCTGTGGACGAAATAGAGGGCTATTTCACATTTAACCCAAGAGGGAACAAAGATATCATAGTTGCCGGAGAATGCTTCAAAGAAATATCACAGGAGTACAGGATATCACAGCTTCAGGCAGATTATCAGAAATCCGGCACGATAATATCACTCTCAGACAATACAGAGGGTGATTTGCTTAAGCATTACAAGGTGGTATGTAAATAGTGGGTGGAATAATTCAATTTGATTTATCAATGAAAGACTGGCCGTCAGACAAAAAGACCGTGGAAAAATACGGCATAGATACAAACGGACCGGTGCAGCAGTATATTGATTCAGAGTGCTTAAGAAGAATGGATCCGTTCGTACCGTTTGATACAGGTGCACTCAGAGACAACGGAGTTCTTAATACAACTATTGGAAGCGGTGAAATTGTCTACAATATGCCGTATGCAAGAAAGCAGTACTATATACCGATGCACCATCAGGCCGGTCGTACAGCATACTGGTTTGAGCATATGTTGAATGGCGGCGGACGCGAGAAGATACTGAAAGGAGCACAGAAGATTGCCGAACAGATGGGAGACCACTAAAACGATAGGCCAATGCCTCACAGAGTACCTGAAAAGGTATGAGGGCATGGATTTTTCAGATATCCTCACGGACTTCATAAAGTCACCTGAGGGTGATATAAGTGCATACAGCCTGTACAAGACACCAGAACGAAGCGAGATTGAGTTCCAGGACGGAAGCAGGCAGATAACAGAGTACTATAACCTCTTTGCAAGGAAACCTACACAGGAAGACGATGTGAGGATAGAGAATAACGCATCACTGGATGAGTTTTCAGAGTGGATTGAGGAGAAAGAGCTTGAAGAGGACTATCCCGAACTGCCTGAGGGCATGACGGCACTTGAAATAGGCATATCAGACTCGGCATCCATCACATCGCAGGAGGATACGAGTGCTATTTATCAGGTAACAATAAAATTAACATATTTGAAAGAGAGGTAAAGCGATGCCAGAAGCAACAAAGACAGCCTTGGAGCTGGTAAAAAAACATAAAATTGCATTATTTCTTTATAACGGCACAAAGTACGTCAGAATCAAGAAGTCTGACGCTCTCACACTGTCGATGAACCCGGTTGAAACAGAATATGACTATATTGCTGACGAGTCACCGACTACAGAGGTGGAGGATTATAAGCCATCTATTGACCAGAACCTTGTTATGTACAAAGGCTCTGAAGACTATGAGATGATGTGGCCGTATTACTACGAGCGCAGAACCGGAGACGCTGCACATACAAAGTGCATGATTGTATTCATGCAGGAGCCTGGAACAGACGGAGGATACAAAGCATGGGAGACAGACAGCACTATCTCAATGCAGGATTTGGCAGCAGTTGACAAGAAGCTTGATTTTAAAATCATCTTCGGCGGCGGAATCACGAACGGCACGGCCACCATGACGGACGGCACACCGACGTTTACCGCAGATAAATAAAGAAAGGGTGAAAAAACATGGAATACACATTACAGATTCATAACAGGGAGTACGAGCTTCCGAAAAAGACTCTTGCAGTAGAGGAGAAGATTGAAAAAATCAAGAAGCTCTGCAGGGATTCGAAAATCACCACCAGAACACAGTATGAAAATAAGCTTAATTTCATTACTGAAATGGTGGGGGAAGATAATGCAAAGGAAATCTTCGAGTCGAACGACATCTCAAATATCGCGGAGATGGACTTAGGCGAGATAGATGCCACATACAGAGGTGTACTTGACGGATTTGCAAGACCCGACCGGGAAGCAGTCGCAAAAGAAAACCTTAAGGTGCTCGGAAACCCTATGATTCAGCAGATGTTAAGCATCGCAGAGGGCATGGACAAGCTTCAGGGAGCCCTCAAAGAAAATGATTAATATAACAAGTAAAGCTCTGCCGGATGCCATCGTGGTTGGTGGCAGAGCTTTTTTAATAAAGACAGATTACAGGGTATGGATCAGATTCACACGGGATTTTAAAGCGTGGAAGAAAATGGGATACAAGGGAGCCATGAATATTAAATATCTGTTTGAAGACGATATCCCGGCATTTTCAGAGACTGATGATTATTCAGGAATCCTTGAATTTGCTTTTCCGCAGAATGTAGTGCCACATTACGAACGTGATAATGGTGAAGATGTATTGTTTTACGACATAGACGGAGATTACATCTATGCTGCATTCATGCAGGCATATCACATAGACCTTATTTCTACGGATATGCACTGGCACAAGTTTATTGCACTCATGAATGGACTTCCTGACAGCACAAGGCTGTCGGCTATCATGGGGTACCGTGCATATACAGGCGAGAAAATAAAAGACGAGGCGCAGATGTACCGTGCACTCAAAGATGCCTGGATGCCTCCATATGAGGAGACAGAGGAAGAGAAAGCTGCAGATGAAGAGTTTGAGAAGTACTTTGAAGGATAGATAGAGCCGGAGCCTTAGAGCCAGAGCCTTAAGAAAGGAGCTGGCAATGAGCGACCCAAAATTAATAATTAAAACACTGCTGGACAACAGCCAGCTTAAGTCCGGATTATCGGACATGAACAGCATGGTATCCGGTGCATCAGCCAAGGTTGGAACCTTTGCAAAGGTAGGGGCAGCAGCAGTCGGAACTGCAGTCGCAGCAGGTACCACGGCGGCGGCCACACTGGTAAAGAAGTCAGTGGAAGGATATGCAACCTTTGAGCAGATGGTCGGAGGAGTTGAGACACTGTTTGGAGCAGGCGGACAGAGCATGGAAGAATATGCACAGTCCACAGGCAAGACAGTGGGAGAGATAGAGAGTAAGTATAACTCCCTGATGACAGCACAGACCACTTTGCTCAACAATGCCAACAACGCATACAAGACTGCAGGCCTTTCAGCCAATAATTACATGGAGACTGTAACAAGCTTCAGTGCAAGCCTTATACAGTCACTTGGAGGAGATACTGAAAAAGCCGCAAATTATGCAGACAGAGCTATCACAGATATGTCAGATAACTCTAACAAGCTGGGTACTAACATGCATGATATCCAGAATGCATACCAGGGCTTTGCAAAGCAGAACTATACAATGCTTGACAACTTAAAGCTTGGATATGGTGGTACACAGGAAGAAATGAAGCGACTCATCAAGGATGCTTCACAGATGACTGATGTACAGCAGAAACTTGGTGTGACTGTAGACGAAAGCAGTCTGTCGTTTGGAAATATCGTAAATGCCATTTCTGTAATGCAGGAGAGCTTAGGTATTGCCGGTACCACATCAAAAGAAGCTGCAACCACTATTGAGGGTTCGTTGAACAGTGCAAAAGCAGCGTGGGAGAACCTTGTTGTTGGAATGGCAGACGATAATGCAGATTTTGATACACTTGTACAGAATTTCGTTGATACTGCATCCACAGCTGTTGAGAACATGCTTCCTCGTATAGAGATAGCACTAACAGGACTGGGGCAACTGATAGAGAAACTGCTTCCGGTCATAGTACAGAAGGTACCGGAGATTATAATGCAGACTCTTCCGGGACTGATAAACGCGGGAATACAGATGGTATCGGCACTGGGACAGGGACTGATGCAGTATCTTCCGGAGCTGATTTCGTATGCTACACAGCTTGTGGTACAGCTTGTACAGGGGCTGGTGTCAGCACTGCCAAAGATTGTTGAGTTTGCTTCACAGCTTATCGAGACAATAGTTACATCACTGATAAATGCAGCACCTGATCTTATAGATGCCGGCAAAGAACTCATAGAGTTTCTTTTAAACGGAATTGCTGAAAATCTGCCAAACATAGTTCAGACTATTACAGATCTGATTTCAAATATCAATTCTTTCTGGGCGGAGAACGGTCCAGAGTTTATCAAATGGGGAACTGACCTGCTCAGCAACCTGATAGACGGAATTACACAGGCCGTGCCGGTATTACTGCAGAATCTGCCGGGAATTATCCAGTCCATGGTAGAGGGGCTGTTAAATAATGGCCCTGTACTCATTGAGTGTGGTCTTAAGCTTCTGTTACAGCTTATTGAGGGAATTTTATCATGCATACCGGATATTCTGGTGGCAATACCGCAGATAATAGCCGCAATAGTTGAAGCTTTTGTTAATTACGATTGGCTCGGACTGGGAACCGAAGTTATAAATTTCGTAAAGGACGGAATGGGAGAAAGCTGGGACAATATAGTTGCTTTCTTCACAGAGACCATACCAAACTTTATCCAGTCTATATTTGATTGGTTCAATGAACTCCCCGGAAAACTCCTAGAGTGGGGACAGAACGTATACATAACAGTTACAACGGCTATATCAGACATGGTAACTGCAGCAGTTGAGTTCATATCAGAGCTTCCGGATAAGATAGCTTACTGGATAGGCTTTGCGCTTGGCAAGGTTGTAGAATGGGGCTCTAACATGAGAGAAAAAGGAAAAGCAGCCGCAAAAGGACTGTTCGATTCGGTAGTCAACGGACTTGCAAATCTCCCGAACAAAATTATGAGTACAGGAAAAAATATAGTATCAGGTCTTTGGAAAGGTATCAAAGGAGCGTGGAGCGGACTAACAAAGAAAGTCAGTAACCTCGCAGGAAATCTGTTACAAGGATTCAAGGATGTACTTGGCATCCACTCTCCGTCACGTAAATTTAAGTGGGTTGGAGAAATGTGCGTAGCCGGCATGGATGAACCTATAGCAGACTACAATCCTTACGATACGCTTAATAAGTCCATTAAGGCAAATGCATCTACCATGAAAGCGAACTTTGTGGGAAGCGGTTCATACGCAGCCACATACAATGCGGTATATGATTATGATGCACAGGCACAGGCTACAGCAAGGGCACTAAAAGGCATGAGTGTAAATATTGATGGCAAGAGAGCAGGAAAGATTATAGCACCTCACGTAGATGCTGCATTGGGCGATTTTGCAACAGTGAGAACATAAGGAGAGTATATGGGAAACTTTGGAATTAAAATAATGACAGAAACTGATGCATTTCATACAAGTGAATTAGGACTTAAAATGACAGCACTTAAGATTCCATTCCCGAGCCCAAAAACCAATTATATTTCGGTACCAGGCGCCTCTGGCAATATTGATTTGTCGGAGGTGTTTGGCAGGATATTATATGAGGATAGAAGCAATGTAACATTTGAGTTTGTTCTTCGTGGAAATTTTGATTTATGGGAGGTTGTTACGTTTAGGATTGCCACTATGATACATGGGAAAAAATGCAAGGTGATTGTAGATAATGACCTTAGTCACTATTATGTATGTAGGCTGTCTGTTGACCGTAGCAAATCAAAAAGAAGTGTTGGAACTATAACCTTAAGTGGAACAGCCGAATCATTTAAATATGATATTTATAATACGGCTGAAGAATGGCTTTGGGATACGTTTGACTTTGAAGAGGGAGTACTGCGTGAATATAATGAAATCACTGTAAATGAATACAATAAAGAACTTGTATTAATAGGCGGAATTATGCCGCAGGTGCCAGTTTTTACCGTAAAAAATGTAAATGAATTAAAACTGACATATGCAGGAAGAACTTATGATATGCCGGAGGATGGTACATATCGTTTCCCGGCCATAGTTGTAGCAGAAAATGATATAACTCTTAGTTTTACAGGAACTGGAATTGTAACCATAAATTACAGAGGAGCATACCTATGATATATGAAGTTTTACTTGATGGAAAAACACTATATTTTCCGAATGATAAAGAGGCTGTTATTTGTGATGCAACGCTGACACAGGCATTAAATGATGCAGGCACATTCGAGTTTACTGTTCTTTGTACGAACCCACTGTACAGTAAGATTGAAAATCGTGTAAGTATGGTACAGGTTTTAAAAGACGGTAATGAAATTTTTAAAGGACAGGTAAGGGAATGCAGTGAAGTATTAAAAGGTGAAAAGGAAGTGAAATGTGTAGGAGAGCTTGCCTTTTTATATGATTCAATCCAGCCGCAGGCGAAGTACCAGAACCAGACCCCATTGCAGTTTTTTACTAATCTGCTTACAATCCACAACAACCAGGTTGAGAAAGAAAAACAATTTGAAGCTGGAGTAGTGACTGTAAAAGATTCAAATGACAGTATATACAGATTTACTAACAGAGAGGATACACTTACAGATTTACGGAAAAAATTATGCGATCAATTAAGTGGCTATTTGCGTATTCGCAAGAAAGACGGTATAAGATATTTGGATTTGGTTACACTTGAGGATTATGGAAAAGTATGTGCACAGCCTATTCAGTTCGGTTACAACTTATTAGATTTTACATGTGGTACATCTGGGACAGATATAGCAACTGCAGTTATTCCATTAGGCGCAAGACTGGACCAAAGTGTAATAGATGGATTGGATGCATATACCACAATAGAATCTGTAAACGATGGTAAAGATTATGTATTTATCCAAAATGCAGTGAATCATTTTGGATGGATTCGGAAAGTTGTAAACTGGGATGATGTGACTAACCCGGATAATTTGAAGAAAAAAGCAGAGGAGTGGTTGAAGAGTAATCAGTATGAAAACATGACGCTTGAAATAACCGCAGTTGATATGTCGATGCTAAATGCAGATATCGATACATATGAGGTTGGAGATGTGGTACGTACTCTTGCAAATCCGTTTGGAATGGATACAAGATTTCCATTGCAGAAGAAAATCACATATTTGCAAAGTCCGGAAAAAAATACTGTGGTTTTGAGTAATACCTTAAAGAAGACATATACACAACAGGTTACAAGCTCTGTAAAGACATTAGAACAGAGCTTGCCACAGGAAAAATCTATGCTCCAGGCTGCAAGGGATAAAGCAACAGCTCTTATAATAAGCGCTATGGGAGGATATGTGTATAAGACTAAAAGAGAGCTTTATATCATGGACACTGATGATCCGGCAACAGCACAGAAGGTTTGGCGGTGGAATATCAATGGTCTTGGATATTCTTCAACAGGTTTAAATGGTCCATATGGACTTGCAATGACAATGGATGGTGCTATTGTTGCTGATTTCATTAAAATAGGCTCGTTATCGGCTGATCTGATAACAGCAGGTATATTAAAAGATGCATTGAATAAATCCTTTTGGAACATGAAAACAGGTGAGATGCATATAACCGGAACATTTTCACAAACAACAGCTTCCGGTGTCAAGTCCTTGGATATAGAAAATAATCAGGTGAAATTTTATGCCTGGAATGATAACGGCAACTACGTAGGCAGCATTGGAGCAGTAAAAGACACATCTTCAGAACGTGTAGGATTGGAAGTATGGTGTGATCAGGGCGACCAAGTAACACTCGGATGTCGGGACCGGGATAATCCGAAACAAATTATTCCGGTTATAAGAATTGATGAGACTACTTGCAAAGAAGAAACACCATATATTCGCAATGGCGCAAACGGTACATTATTTCCGGATAACACGAATGGTGGTATTACCATTGAAAATGGTCTGATTAAAAATTGGAGTATATGCTCAGCAAATGGCAGTACATCTTTTATATCGGGCCTATCCTGGGAGGACGGAAACATTACAAGTGTGGATAGAACAACTGTAAATATAAAGAATGGTCTTATTGAAAGTTGGTCAATCGAAACAAAAAAATACCAAAAGGCAGGGATGGGAATGGAATATTGCAGCAGACCAAAAGAAAGTGAGTTAGAGTCAACATCGGTTGTTGACACACAAGACAGCATCACAGGGCAGAAAGAAAGCAAGGAGGATTAGAGTATGTCAGATATTATGAATGAATTAAACACTATCAGAGAGGCACGATATGGAAAAGAGGTGCGGGAATCCATAGCAGCTGGAATTGAAACTTGCTATAAAGAGGGCAGGGCGGGCACTACGGATTTGCAGGCAAGGCAGGATCTCTTAACAAAAGCATCTAAAACAGAGCTGGATGTTGAGCGTAAGAGAATTGACAATCTTGCAAAGCTTCCATCTGGTTCAACCACAGGTGATGCCGAACTAACAGATATAAGAGCGGGAGCTGACGGCACTATATATGATTCAGCAGGGGCAGCAGTCCGGGGGCAGGTTGGTTCACTAAAGGAAGACTTAGAACTGTTAGTTAAAATTAAAAATTTCAATGTTAAAACAGCACAACAAAATACTGATTACAATTATTCTTTGTTTAGTGGTGATATGATTGAAATTACAAACAAAACAAATGGTGGTATTGCTATTAAATTATTATATAAAAATAATGTAATTGACACAGTAACAGATTATCTATCAAAAGATAAAAGCATTACTTATACAGCAAAATCAACATCAGACAAAATAAGATTATGGAGTCAAGGTACTGGTTATGTAAAAGTAGAAAATCTAGATACATTCTACAGAAAAACAATTAATTCGTTAAATGATTTTGAAACGCTTGGGGTTCAATCAAGTAATATTAATATAATGGATAGTTCATTCGATGTTAATAATTGTATTCCTAATCGCATTTACATAATTTCTACACAGTGCATAAATGCACCAGGGATAGGGACAATAATTTCATTCGCAAAAAATAAAAATGCCGATAACACAATAGTTCAATTATTTTTTGATATAGATAATGATATTTATATGAGATATAATGTATATGGTGCCGGTTGGAAAAATTGGGAAAAACTTACAAAGTATAATTATAAAGAATCATGTAACTTATCATTATTTACAGATGTCGGTGTAATTGGTGATAGTTACGCATCGGGAGAAATTTATGCCACAGACGGCTCTCTAATTGGCGATAAATATAAAATATCTTGGATTCAGCAATTAGCAAGAAAAAATGGATTTACAGGATATAATTTTTCTGAAGGAGGTTTATCAACAAGGACATGGCTGACATCAGAGTATGGCTTAAAAAAACTTAATAATTCCGAAGCATGCAACTTATATATTTTAGCTCTTGGGATAAATGACTATTATGGTCTAGGTGAATCTTATTTAGGTACACAAGAAGATATTGACAGTGGTAATGATACTTTTTATGGCAACTATGCAAAAATCATTAACGCTGTAAAAGAAAAAGCACAAAATGCAAAAATAATGATTTCGACAATAGCAATCAGAAATATTGAATCTAGTGCTACTAAAACACTAATTAAAAAATTTAATGATGCTATTATAAATATTGCAAATCATTATTCTATTCCGATAATAAGACAAGACAAATATTCATATTTCAACAGTGCTTCATATTCTGATAACATGATACACGGACATCCAACAGCTGTAGGTTATGCTATGCTTGCGACAGAACTAGAAAAATGTATTGGAATTGCAATGGTAGAAAATGATACATATTTCGAAAGCGGGAACTATTACGATTAACTAAAGAGGGCTATTGATAACGAGGGTGTTGCATCTCATCCATCTAATAAAGGAATGACAGAAATTGCAAATAGAATTATTGAAAAATTACTTGAGTAGTACTAGAGCTTTTTGCAGATGATTGGATTTCAGCAGAATAATGTGACATGTATAACTACATGGTGTTTATTATACTCTTAAAGATATTGGAATTATTTTCAATTGTCGACGGCAAATAATTTTTTGTAGTAGTTCTCTTTTTGACGTATAATGGAGGTGGAAGGAGAGTGACTGATATTGGATATAGGATATATATTAGCCTACGTAATATGTTTTATAATAATTGCATATGGAATTAATTTTAGTAAAAACAAAAAAACTAATGCGAATATGCTTGTCGCAAAGGGAGTACTGTATTTTTTCTTGGCGATTGCAGTATTTGTAAACGTGTGCACTAAGGGAAATACAGAACGATCTGTTACGGGGTTAACTCTTGGAATTGCAATTATCGAAGGTAGTACAGCATTGAAGGATGGAATTGAAAAAATGAAACAATATTTTGAAAATCAGAACAAATAGGAGCGAATTTACAGCTCTTATTTTTATGGAGGTATATATGGAAATTAGAGCAAGAACGTAAGGTCTTATTTTTATGAAAAAAATCAAGAAAGAATGCTAGGTGAAAAACAATCACAGAAAATGTATTGTTTAATGTAGAAAAATGATAACATAGTAGAAAAATTATATTAAATTTATGTTATAATTAAAAACAACAAAACAGATGAAGAAAGATACATTAGAGCCTGAGAGCCGATACCAGAAATGGTGCCGGCTCTTTTATATTTAAATATATTTAAAGAAAGGAGCAAACAATGGAAAACATTAACACAATCAAAGCAATAGTAACAGGGGTGGCAGCATTTTTGTCTGCATTGTTGGGAACACTGTATATACCAGTGCTTCTCATGATCTTATGCAACATTATCGATTATGCAACAGGCCTCATGGCAGCAAAGAATCGACCGGACGGAGGCATCAGTTCTTACCGTAGCATCAAAGGAATCAAGAAAAAGGTATCTATGTGGCTACTCGTAGTCGTTGGAGCTGTCATGGATCAATTGCTGTTGTATGCATCGCAGACGATTGGGATTAAAATACCGGTTACATTTTTAATTGCATGTGTTGTAGCGATATGGATTATATGTAATGAAATAATATCAATATTGGAAAATATGATAGATATTGGTATTCAGATACCATCGTTTTTATTGCCGTTAGTGAAGAATATTAAATCGCAGACAGAACATATTGCAGGATCAGATCAAAAAGAAAGCGAGGACAAATAA